GGTCCACCGGGGTCGTCTCGGCTGCGGGCGCGGCCGGCTGCGGGGCCTCCGTCTCGGCCACGGGACCGTCGGGGAGGCTGCATTTGTGGGACCGCAGGCCTCCTCCCTTGTTGACCGTGACCATCTTCCCGCACCCGCACTGTGCTTTTTCGGGCATTCTGTCCTCCTCCATCAACGAGACCCGGCCGTCACCACGGCCGGGCCCCGATTATGACATTAGCGACACCTAAGTGTCAATTACCCTGTAGAAAATTCAGGAGCTGACGCCCGATGAATTTCCCGTAGACGGGTGGGATGCATTCGCGTATCCCGTCCCGGTTCATCCAGGGGACACCCATGTCCCGTCGGGCGTACTCCACCCCGGAGAAATTGCCCACCGCGTGGTACCAGTCCCCGTCCCGGTCCTGGCCCTCCGCCCGGTAGTCCTCCCGGGTCCGCAGGCGGCGCCCCATCTTGACTGTGGGGTGTTTGTGCTCCGGGTCTGCGGGCGCCGTGAGCGTAAGTCCGCCGCCCGGCTCGAAATACCGGTGCCGGTACGTGTGCAGTCCGAACATGGCGCCACACAGCATGACGGGGTTACGGAGCTTGGCCTCCGCGCCGCCCACGTTCTCGATCACCCACGGCTTCCCGGTGGACTCCAGCGCCTCCCGGGTCGGGCCGATCAGGTCCGGGTGATCCCGGCTCATAATCCGCTGGCAGTCGCTGTCATGCTGGCACGGGGGCGAGGCTGCGATGGCGTCGTACTTGTGGCCGTGCTCCCGGATGTACTCGATCGCGTCGCCCTGTATGAAGTCGAACGGGTATCGCGGTTGCGGGTCCTTGTCCACCCCCGTCACGTTGAACCCTGCCAGGGCAAAGCCGTAGTCGGCCCCGCCCTGGCAGCAGAACGCCCCGAGGAGTCGCGCCTTAGCCACGGCCCGTCCTGTCCGCCGCGTCAGCCGCTGCGATCAGCTGCGCCGCCGTGGCGCGCGCCTCTTCCGGGGACATGTCCACGATGATCTCCCGGCCGGCGTTCGCCTTTCCCCCGTCCTCCAGGAGGACAGGAAGACGGACCCGGCTTGCCCCCTCCAGCCACCGGTACGGGGCACGTGCGCCCTCCCGAGTGGCCGCCCATGCCTTGCGTGCGTCGTACTTCATGCCGTTCTCCGTCCCCTGCCGGGCCCGTCCCGGCGATGGCTCCATCATGACAGGAATGACACTCCAGTGTCAACTATTCGTTGGCATAGCACTCTGCCCAATTCGTCCCCGGAGGGGACACCTCGCACAGGATCGGGACGCCCCGCCACTCGAACGTGAACGCCTCGCGCAGGAGGTCCGACCAGTACGCCGCCTCCGTCTCGGGGACGGAGAGCACGACTTCATCGTGGACGACCGCGCGGAGGTACGGGGTCACCCGGGGGTCCAGCTGGACGAGACGCAACAACGCCTCGCACATCAGGTCACGAGCGCACCCCTGACCCATCAGGGCCGGCGCCTGCGTGTGCGCCCGCTCCGGGTCGCAGCGCATCAGGCGGCCGAACCCGTTGTCCAGGAGGTGGCCCTCCTTACCGAGCTGGCGTACCTCCTCCGTCCACTGGATCAGCCGCGGGTAGGCGTAGCTGCGCCGGAGGAGGGCCGCCTCCACTGTCGCCAGGTCAATCCCGTTTTGCATCGCAGTGGAGTAAGCCGACCCGCCATAGTTCACCTTGTGGTTGATGCCCTTGGTGCGCTGGCGCGCATCCTTGGTGCGCACCCCGAAATAGACCTCCGCCATGTCCATGTGCGCGTCCCGGCCCGGCTCGAAAAGCTCCATATACCCGGAGTCCTGCGAGAGGGCGGCCACGCCCCGCATGTCCACCTGCGAAAGGTCGCACGTCAGGTGGACGTGACCGAGCTCGGGGAGGAAAGGAGCGCGTTGCGTCACCTTCGCACCGTGCTTCCCGAGATTCGTCACGGACGGCCGGGTCATGGCCCACCGCCCGGACGCCTGGTCCTCACCGATCCCGCCGTGGACCCGGCCGTCGGTGATGTACCCCTGGATCTCCGCGTATTTGGCACTGGCGCCCGTCGCCTCCTCCAGCACCTCGCAGAGCTGGACGACCGCGGGCACGGTCCCGTACGCCTCCGGATTGCGCATCCCCGGCACGCGTTTGCCCTGCGCGTTCACCCAGTACCCCGACCCCATCGGTTCTTTTCCGATGGCCAGTTCGCCCGTCCCGGTCCGGGGGAGGTACTCCGCGCCGGCCTGGCGGAACGCGTCCTCCAGTGCATTGCGCCCCGACTTGGTGGCCCACGGCGCCAGGGAGGGCGTCTTGCCGTCCGCCTTGGTGAGGGGAACGGCGTAGTCCTCGGAGAGCCGGGCCACCGCGCGGGCCCGGCGCGCGTCCTCCTCCTGGACCCGCTGCGCCAGGAGTGGTTGGTCGACGCGCCAGCCGTTGAACGTCATGCGGTTCTGGAGGGCGGCCACCTTCATCTCCCGGGCGGCGTAATCCCAGTCGCGTATGCGCGAGAACACCGACGACTGCACCCGGCGCGTGGCGGCCAGGTCCCCGCGCAGGTACTCCTGGTACTCCGGGTCGTCCACCGGGATGCGCTCCAGGCCGAGCGCAGCGCGCTGCGCCTTGGGCATCCGGCCCGCCACGCGCTCCCCGTCGTCGTCCGTGTACACCCGCTTCCCGGTGCACCCCTTGTCATGCTGGTCACCTTCGAACGTGCACCCCTCGCACCGGAGCTGCGGCCCGTGCCAGAGCGCGAGAGACATCAGGTCATCCGTCTTGCCGACGTGCCCGTACCGCTGCGCCGTCTGGTCCAGCCCGTAGTACCCGGGCCGGGTCGCGTGCTTGGCGCCGGGCGGGTCCACGAGACGCTCCAGGATGGCCGTGTCCCACGCCTTGGCCGCCAAGGCGTCGTAGTCCGCGCCGGCGTGGCGGGCCAGTGCCGGGATGTCGAACCGGAACACGTTGTGCCCGACCAGATGGGAGGCGCGCGCCAGCTCCCCCAGGTACTCCGGGGAAAGGGGGCCGACGTAGGACCATGTCCCGTCCACCTCCTCCGCGCCGCACAGCCGGACGTAGTCCCCCGCGAACTCCCCGCGGTACAGCTTGTCCGCCGACGCCGTCTCGATGTCGAACGCCAGGACCGCCGGCCCCCTGCGGGCGCAGCCGGGACACCCCACCCGGTCACAGTTGAAACAGTCGCGCTCCGGATCCACCGGGCCCCCGACGTGGTATGCGTCGTCCAGTTCCATTCCGTCCCCTATCTCTCACCCCGAAAGCCACCGACCCGGGGAGGGGCGGTGGCTGCGGGAGTGGGGGAGCGCCTACCCGAGACGGACCCGGACGGAGAGGCTGCGCAGCCCCGCGTCCAACACGTCCCCGATGAAAGTGCAGCCGTCGGAAGACCTGACGACGCAACCGTCTCCAGCGAGGACCCGGGAACCGGGACGGCGTACGGCGTCCATCTCCGTCCCACCCGCTTCGATCGCGTCAGCCGTCTTGTCTGATGTGAGTTCGTGAACCATCTGTCTGTCCTCCGGTGTCGTGCTCCGTCTTGGTGTCTCCACTATGACAGAGCTGACACCGGAGTGTCAACCGATCAGGCGAACGGGTTCTTCGGCTGGTCCGACTCGCGCAGCCGGACCCCGAGCCACCCGCGTTGCTGACGCTTTTCGAAGAACTTGCGCCCGAGCTCCACGTGGCGCTCCGTCATGGTCTCGTGAGACCCGAGCCGGCTCCCCAACGTCTTGTCGTTCCAGGGCCGGTGTCCCCGGTCGGTCAGGAACTCGTTGAAGGTGGACATCATCAGGGACGTGGGCACGAACCCCTCGGGGTCGAACTCCAGGCACTCGTCCGCGAACGCCAGGATCAGGTCCGTCTCGCTGCGCCACGACCGGGTGTCGTGCGCGACCGTCTCCGGGAGGTCCATCATCATCCGGTCCCGGGCGTACCAGGCGCGCGCGCCGTCAACCATCCAGGCCAGGCAGGCGGCACGGAAGTCGGGGTCGTCGGAGGCGAACTCCAGCCGGGGATCTCCCAGACGATCGAACGGGCCGCGGACGTCGGCCGCCCTTTTCTTGTACGTGTACGGGAAGGAGAGGAGGGCCAGCCGGCGCCACGTCCCCCGGTCGGTCTCGGTGACGACCGGGCGGAAGTTCGTGTTGATGAACAGGGAGTGCGTAGCCTTGAAGGTCACCGAGTTCTCACGGATGTGACGGGCCGTGATCTGCGGCGTGCCTACCGTTTTCTTGAGCCGTTCCGTGTTCAGGTGGCGCGCCTCCGGGGTCTCCTCCAGCACCGCGTACCGGGCGCCACGGAAGTCCATCAGTTCCGTGGGGTGGGAGTCGCTGCTCCCGGTGATCGCACGGTCCGACACCAGCACCGCGTACCCGGGCGGGGACGACTCCTTGGACCCGAGCGTGCGCATGACGGCATCGGCCAGCGTGCTCTTACCGTTCTCGCCCCCGCCGTGGCTGATCACCATGACGTGGTCCGGCGTCTTGTACCCGGTGACGGACTGGCCAATTCGGTCCTGGAACCAGCCCCGGGGTGACTCCGGGAGCGCCTCCAACGCCTTGTCCCATGCCGCGTTACGGAAGCCGGGGCGGTACTCGGCGTCGCAGCACCGGGTGATTCGGTCCGCGGGGTCGTGCGGGCGCAGCGTCCCGGAGGGGAGGTGGATCGTCCCGTTGCGTGCGGTGAGGAGGTCCGGGTCGGAGTCGAACTCCACCGCGTCCGCCTGCACTCCGGCGATGCCACGAGCCAGACCGACCAGTGCCATTATCCGGGACCGGGACAGGATCCCCCTCCACCCGTTGATCTTGGCGGAGAGGTTCTTCGACTTGTCCTTGGACTGTTCGGCCAGTACCGCATCGAACTGCGACGACGCCCACTGTCGGACGGCCTCCGTGGGGTCGACGTCGGTGACCGACTTCCAGACCACGCCGTCCCACCGCATCCAGCCGAGCCCGGCCGCCCACGAGAACCGGCCTTCCAGCGCCTCCGACGCCAGGGACTCCACCAGGAACGCGTCCGTGAACGCCGCGTCCACCGCGCCCTGTCCGGGCGGCGCGTCCGCCTCCGCGCTCGCCAGGTCCGCCACGGTCCCGCCGGCCCGGAAGTAGTCGTCCACGCCCTTGGTCTCGGTCTCGCCGACCGACGCAGGGACCACAACGTAATGAACCTTGGAGGCGCCACGGCTGCGGAGCCACGCCCCGAGCCTGCCCATGGCCAGCTGTACGTTGCGGTTCGTGGCGGCGTCCGCGTCGAAACAGAGCACGACCGGCCGGTCCCGGATCGGGATGTCCTCCCAGTCTCCGAGTGTCCCCATCTTGGAACGCCAGTTGAAGACACCCGTGAGCCCTACGGCCAGGAGGCCGTGACTCACCAGAGCGTCCACCTTTTTCATCCCCTCCGTGATCCAGAGAGGCTTACTCAAGTCGGTGATGTGCTCCCGGGTGAACGCCGGTACGTCCACCACCAGCGGTGCGCCCGTCGGCGTCTCGTACTTGATCAGGGTCTGCGACCCGTCCGGCTTGACCCGGGCCCGGGGCACCGCCGGCTTGATCTGCGTGCCCACGTGCTCGCCGTGGCGGTTGTGCATCGGGATCATCAGGGCCGGGTACGCGTCGTCGCGGTCCACGACGTGCGGCCGGAACCCGAGACCGGAGAGGAGATCCCGGTCGGCCGGCCCCCCGGTGAGGCTGCGGTATCCCCGCGCCGTGGCCACGTCCTCGGCCACTGCGGACTCTTCCAGGATTTCGGTGCGGTGCTGCTCAATCAGGTCGTTCAACGTCCGTGCCCCCATCGGTGAACCCCGCGTGCTGCGAGGCTGGTTGGTGCTCCCGGCTACGGGACTAGACACTATAGACAGCAGAACCTGTTAACCGCCAGATACGAAACTCGCATGAGCCGTTACCGGATCCTGCTGTCTATCCCGTCTAGTTCCGGGTGCGTCGCTCTCCATGGCGCGCGTCGTAGCGCTCCTGGCGGAACCGCTCCACCTCGCCGCTGTCTACGAACACCCGGCGGGACCCGGGGTCCCGGATGGGGGTGAGGTGGCCGGCTTCCAGGTACCGGAAGACGGAACGCATGGTGACGCCGAGTTCGCCCGCCACCTGATCAAGTGACAGGCGCGGGGGTGGCTTCTTCTTAGTCATACCGGGAGGCTAAGGCCACCGCGTCATGTTGACAATGGCGACACTACAGTGTCACCCTTGTCGCCTAACGAGAGGAGCACACATGAAGGGCATCAAGGCACTCACGCCCCGGGACCTCCAGGTTATCCGGATGATCGCGCAGGGCACCGAGCGGGACGCCGTGGCGGACGAACTCGGGGTATCGCGCAGCAGCATCAACCGCCAGCTGCGCCACGCGTTCGACTCCACCGACACCAGGAACGCCGCCCACCTGATCGCGACCCTGGCACGGGCGGGCGTGGAGGGGTTCGTGCCGCCTGCGTACACCAAGCTGGTGGACACGAGCACCGACACCCGGGACCGCGTGGTCCGCAAGATTCGGGCCGAGATGATCAAATCCCCGTTGGGCTCCGCGGAGGAGCACACCAACTACGTGATCGAGCAGCTGGCCGCCATGGTGCACCGGGAGTTGTCGTGAGCATCCATCCTCTGGTCCTGGCAACGCTGGAGAACCTGCGGACCCATGCCGAACTCCAGGCGGAAATCCTGCGGTCCCGGCGGGAATCCGCCACCACGGCCAGCACCTCCGGCCAATCGCACGCGATGACCATAGGGCGTCGGCTGCGCGAGGCGGACGCCATCGCCGGGTCGTGGCTCCGGGTCCTGGCCGCCGTGACGGAAACGGCGGCGCCCTCTGGCACCGTGACGGAAACGGTGGAGCCGCACGAGCACGTGTGGGTCACCGCACTGGACGGGGATACCGGGGAGCCGGCGCGCGACGCCGACGGGAACACGTGGACGCACTGCGGTGTCTGTACCGTCCTCGCACCGAAGAGGCGGACGGCCGCCGCCGACGCGCCCGTCCCGGATCCGCTCGTGTGCGAGGTGGCGTGGCATACGCACCTGGAGACCCCGGTTACGGAGGAGTGCGTCCGCAGCGTCCCCGAGCCCACCCCCGCGCCGCCCGGGAAGGACCGCGTAGTGGGGTACCGGCTCGGTAAGAGGCTGCGTTGCGTCCAGCACCCGTTTGCGTCTATGCGGGACACCGCGGTGACGGCGCAGGAATTGCCGGACGGTGGCTTCTGTGACGTGATCGACTGCGGCCGGGACCTCCTCGCATGACCGGCGGCGGGCACGCAGGGATCAGCCTCGCTGGACGCTGGGAGTGCGGTGGCTGCGGCGCTTCCGGCGACGGCTGGTGGGATGAAGACAACGGCCTGGTCATCCAGGACATCGACGGCCGGACGATCCTCCACGAGTGCGGAGAGACGGACGCATGACCGGCGACATAACGGGTGGGTTGACGGTGGAGCCCGTCGACCCGTCCGTGTGCGTGGCGAACGGCTATGAGTACAAGGAGCACCGGCCGTGGCTCGGGGAGTACCCGTGGTGCGACCGGTGCGGGAGACAGCTGGCAGGGACCGAAGGGACCGAAGGTGAGCGACGAACTCAAGCTCCGTGACTACCAGGAGGATGCGATCACCGCCGTCTTCAAGGCGTGGTCGGAGGACATGACCCGGCCCGCCATCGTGCTCCCCCCCGGGGCGGGCAAGACGGTCGTGTTCTCCGCCCTGATCAAGAAGTCCCGCCGGGCGCAGGAGCACCCGGCGGGACCGATGCGGGTGTACCCGGGCGTCGGCCGCCGCGTCATCGTGCTCGTGCACCGTGACGAACTGGCGGACCAGGCCATGGCCAAGATTCACTCGGTGGCGCCAGAGCTGACGGTGGGAAAGGTCAAGGCGTCCGTACGCCAGGTGAACGCCGACGTCATGGTGTGCTCGGTGCAGACCCTGGCCCGGGGCACCGCCGTCAAACAGATCAAGGTGAGCGAGGCGTTCCACGGGCCGGTCGGCCTGATCATCACGGACGAGTGCCACCACGCCGCCGCCCCGTCCTACCGCCAGGTGTTCGCGCAGTTCCCCGACGCCCTCCAGCTCGGGGTCACCGCCACCATGGCCCGGGGCGACGGCGGCGGACTCGGGGACGTGTGGGAGGAGGTGGTGTACTCCCGGTCCATCCTCTGGATGATGTCCCGCGGGTATCTGTCCCCGGTGACGACCCGGCAGATCCAGCTCAAGGAGCTGGACATGTCCGGGGTGAAGACGACCCGGGGCGACTACGCCGCAGAGGATCTCGGCCGCGCCATGATCGAGGCGGAGGCGGACCGGGCCATCCCGCGTGCGTACAAAGAGCACGCCGGCAACCGTCCCGGGATCATCTTCACCCCGACCGTGGCCACCGCGCAGGCGACGGCCGACGCCATGACGCTGGCCGGGATACGGACCGCGGTCGTGTCCGGCGAGACGGAGAAGGAGGAGCGCCACCGGATCTACGACGACTTCCGGCACGGGCGCGTTCAGGTCCTGGTCAACTGCATGGTGCTCACGGAGGGGTTCGACGCGCCGTGGGCAGAGGTGGCCGTCATCGCGCGCCCCACCAAGTCCACGCCCCTCTACACGCAGATGGTCGGCCGTGTCCTGCGCCTGTGGCCGGGCAAGGAATCGGCGCTCGTGCTGGACCTTGTGGGGGCGTCGGCCAACAAGATCAAAACCCTGATCGACCTGGAACCGGGTCTCGTCAAGAGGATCAAGGAGGACGAGACGCTGGAGGAGGCCGTCCTCCGGGAAGAGGAGGAGGCGGAGGCGGCCGGCGAGGTACCGGCCCGGCCCGGCTCTATCCTCTTCGATCTCAAGCATCGCGACGTGGACATGTTCTCCGCGTCGGACATGGTGTGGCTCCAGACCCGGGCCGGGATCCTCTTCATCGAGGCGGGAGGGTGCATCATCAGCCTGTTCCGGTCCCTGGAGAACCCGACCCTTATGGACGTGGTGGGGTACCGCCAGGGGGACGGTCTGCCCACCCGGCACTCGGAACACCGGAACCTTGACCTTCCCACCGCGATGGCGTGGGGCGAGGTGGTGGCGGAGGAGCTCACCGGTCACAGCCTGGCCAAGTCGGCGTCGTGGCGCAGGAAGCCGGCGTCCCCGGGACAGATCCAGTTGGCCGAGGCGTTCGGTATCAACGTCACGGGCATGAAGTGCGGCGCCGTGTCCGACGCCATCTCGGTGACCAAGGCCTCCGACGTGATGGACCAGTGGGCGGAATGGGCTTGACACTCCGGTGCCACCCCTGTCATAGTTGAGTCATCGGGACGGAGCAACGGAGGAGAGACAGATGAAGGTCTACGACCGCACGGAGAACGGGACCACCACGCAGGTCAGCGTCCGGGAGGGACTGGACGAGATCAACGCCGCCATGATCTCCCCGCGGAAGAACGGCGTCCGGGAAATGTCCTCCATCACCCGTACGGACTATGCGATTACGTACCGGGACGGCCGAGACGTCCGGCTGGTCCGGGCGGAGGCACCGGAGCCGGCCGAGACGGAGACGGTGATCGAGACGGACTCGGCCCCGTGGACCGTGGCCAGCCACCGGACGCTGCTGCACAAGTTCACGGAGGCCAGCGAGAACGGCCGGGCTGTCTGCAACAAGAGTTTCCGGCCTTGGCTGTACGGCAACGGGTACGACTTCCAGACGCGCGCCGAACACGCCGCCTCCAAGTACGCGCACCTCTACACCTTCTGCCCCCGCTGCGAGTCGAAATGACGCGCCGCAGATGCGGAACGGTGCGCGCCGGGGGCTACGTCAGCCCCGCTCCACCCGCCCCTGCGCCGCACGCCGGCCAGGGGCTTACGGGGTGCCAGACGGAGCAACGGAGGAGAGACAGATGGCCAGTGTCACGGACCGCAAGGACGCCGAGGAGTACCGGGGCCGGTCCCCGGAGAGCATCGTTCGCCGTATCTGGGGGAGGTCCGCTGAACTCCAGGCCTTTACCCGGATCGGCGTGGAGCCCATGGACTCGTGCTTCATGGCGGAGGTGACCCGGAAGAACCGTTACGGGACCCGCGTCCTGGCGCACGTCGTCGTCCGCCCCTGACCCGCACGACCGCAGTCCCCACCCCGACCGGTTCGCCGGCCGGGGCATAAGGGGTGCCAGAACCAGGCACCCGAACGACAGGGGGCAGTCATGCCACGGAACCAGAACCTTGACCCGGCCAACCCCGCCACGTACCGCCGGAACTACAGCCGGGTCCTTCATTTCGCACGCAGCCGCGGAGCCGTCATCGTGGCCGACGTCAATGGCGTGTACGGGACGCCCGTGGAGTTCGCTCCCCGCGCCCGCACCGACTCCAAGCCGTGGCGCCCGACGGACCCGGCGCTCATTCACGTCCGCCTCTCCGGAAACCAGTGCCGGGTCCAGGAGGAGACGGCATGCCGCTTCTCCGCGGACGCGGCGGACTACACGGTTACCGCCTACGTGGCGAACCGCGCCGTCGGGCACCTCACCTGGCGCCGTGTCGGGGGCGAGGTGCGCTACGTGTGGGTCAGTCCCGAGTACCGCCGGCGCCGCATCGCAACGGCCATGTGGAAGTACGCGAACCGGCGCGTGGACTCCTCGGTGCGCACCGTCGGGGCCGTCCCCCTTACGGCACCACGCCACGCCCGGGAGCTGTCCCCGGAGGGACGTCTCTGGATCGCCTCGCTCCACTCCACCAAGGTGGCCCGCTGGGAGGCGGCCAAGCGGGGAGAGGCGTCGTGATGGCGGCGCGTCACGCGCTTCCCGTCACGGACCCCGGAGCCTTATTCGACGCGAGGTGGGCGGACTCCGCCCTCCGGGCGTCGGCCCGGGTCCAGGACGCCGACGCCCGTATCCGGGCCCTGACGTTCCTGGTGTCCGACCACTGGCGGGAGCGCGCCGCACGTATCAGGGTGCTGCGGTGGCTGGAGGCACGGGAAGTCGAGACGGCGGAGAGGGAGGGGCGGGGATGACGACGGAGGCATGGGTCCCGCCCGTCCCCTTCTGCGGGAACGGACACGACCTGTCCGTGGAGGGTCGGCCACGCACGGACGACGGACACCGGTACCGGTGCATGGAGTGCCAGCGTAAAGCGCACATCCGGCACCGCGGAGAACCGGGGCACCACCCGGACGAGATGGCCGTGGACCGTCTCGTCCACGGGGACCGTCCCGAGCAACCACGGCGGGTGGACGTCTTCCACGCCGTGACCTACCTGGAGCGGACGGAGAGCCTGTCCGCCCGTCAGATAGCGGAGCGTGTCGGGGTTTCCTCCCGCACGGTCGTCCGCATCCGAGGAAAGCTGAGAGAGGGTGTGCCGTATGGGATTCGGGTCCAGCGGTAGCGGAAGCCGGGAGCCGGTCAAGACGGTGGCCAAGCCGAGACGGGCGAGGAACACGAATCGTCAGGGCGCCGGCTTTGAGTTGATGATCATGCGGGACCTGACCCGGTACGGGTACATCGCGCACCGGTCCTCGGGGTCCCGGGGTGCGGTGGACGTCGTGGCCGTCGGGGCGGAGACAACGCTCTGGATCCAGGCCAAGATCACCGCCACCGTCATCCCTCCCGAGGAGCGCCGGTCCGTGATCGATCTGGCCGAGCGGGTGGGGGCGTCGGCAATACCGATGTCCGCGTACCGGGACAGGGGCGTCGTCCGCTACCGGTTCCTCACCGGGTACGGGCCGGCGGACTGGTTGCCGTGGGAACCGGAGCCGCTGCGGTTCGCGCTCTGCGGACACACGGCGTGCGCGCACACGATGGGGTGGCACGACGCGCACGGATGCTGGTCCGCAGCGGACACGGCGGCGTGCGCGTGTCCGGGGTTCCGACTCGCTAACTGAAACGGTTGACACTGGGGTGTCGTGACTGTCACTATGGACAGGCACGGCACCCCAGTGTCGTGTCTGACAGGAAGTGGGAAGAGATGGACCGGGAACAGATCAGGGCCGTCGCACTGGACAACGCGTGTCGACTGGCCGCCGCCGGCCACCTGTACGTCGGGGACACGGACATCCGCACGCAGGCCTCCATCCTGGAGGCGGCCGGCCGGTTCGAGGCGTGGCTGACACGGGACACGGGCACGGACACGGACACGGACACGGCGGAGGACACGGGCACCGTCGCGTGCTCGGGGTGCGAGCACGCCCCGCACATCGGCCGGTGCCCGCAGTTCTTGAAGGGTCCGTTCGGTCCGTGGCGGTGCGCCTGCGACCTGGACACGCCGGCGGACACGGTCACCGCGTGCGGGTGGAACCCGGGCACACCTGGACCCAATTGTGACTGGGACCGTGCCTGCCCCGAGCACGGCGCGTCGGCCGCCGCCATGGGCGTGCCCGCCCCGAGCACGGACACGGACACGGGCACGGACACGGGCACGGACACGGGCACGGACACGATCCTGAGTGACTGGGACATGTGCCCGTGCGGGCACGCGGGAGCCTGGCACAGTAACGACGCGTACGGGTGTCAGGGTGCGCACGGGCACCGGCCGTGCGGGTGCTTGAAGAGCGGCACGCTCGTGGCGTTCGGCAAGCTCCCGGAAATTCCGGACACGGACACGGACCTCCTGCTGTGCGCCGGGCACGCGCGCGGACAGAACTTCCGCGACGGGTGCCAGCACGTCCGCGGTGACCACGACGAAAACGGGTACGGGTGCCGGGTCACCGTGGGCGACCGCGAGGTATGCCCGTGCACGCGCGCAGGGGGCAACTGATGTGGCGTCCACCGCGGGGACTGGACGCACTCAAGTGGGTGTCCATGGCGTGCGCGATCGTCTTCACAGCCAAGGCCGAGCACGACTTGGCAATGGCCATTCCCGGCATGGACCCGTTCGTGGCCGCCGCCGTCCCCGGAGCGCTGGACGCGTACGTGGTGCGCGCCCTCCAGCGGAACCGGGAGGTGCTCGTGGCGGTGGCCGCCATGATCTCCGTCAACGCCGCCTCGCACCTGGAGGCGGCCGACTTGATCGATATGAACTGGAAACTCATTACGGCTGTGTCCGCCATCGCACCGCTCGTGCTCTGGCGTGTCCACTCCCTCCGGGACCCGGGCACGTGGCGGGAGCGGAAGCTGTGGGGCGTGGACACGGGCACAGACACGGTCACGGGCGTTCCCGCCCTGGACTACGCCGACCAGACGGACACGAGCACGGGCACGGGCACGGACACGAGCACGGGCACGCCTGCGGACACGGTCACGTGTGACTGGTGTGGCTGGACACAGTGCCCGGCCGCCCACCTGGAGCACCACAAGGAGCACGCGTGCACGGAGCGGTTCAGGCACACGGACACGGCCCCGAGCACGGTCCCGGACACGGCCCCGAGCACGGTCCCGGACACGCTCACCGAGGCGGACACGGACTTCCTGGCCGAGCACGCGGAGCGGACACGCTCCCTCTTCAAGGACTGGCCCGTGCCCGCGGCTGCGCCCCGTAACGGTGTGTCCGTGCGCGTGCCCGCTTCGGTCCCGATGGTGTCGTACCACCCGGGTACGGACCGCGTGGAGCCGTACGAGCACACCCCGAGCACGGACACGGACACGAGCACGCCCGTGCTCACCGCCGTGCCTCCGCTCCCCGAGCAGTACCCGGGCACGCCGACGGACACGGGTACGGACACGGCCCCGGACACGAGCACGCGCAACCGTGAGCACGTGTCCGCCGGCCGGATCCTCGCGTCGGACACGGCGCACATGGACACGGCGCGCGACGTCTTCACCAAGCACGGAGGCGGTGACGGCATCGTGCGCGCCATGAAGTCGGGCATCGGTTCGGGCACGGCACGGGCACAGCGGCTGACCGCGGCGTGCAAGCACGAGCACGCCGAGGGGTGGCTGTGACGTCGATACGGGCGTCCCGTCACGCAACACGATGGGACGCCCGGGTCGTCGGAGGAGGACCGCAAGGGACGTGGGCCACCTCCTGTGTCGCGGACGGATGCAACTGGAAACGGTACGGGTTCTACGACCCGAGCGAACCGGAGGCGGAGGCCGACGCGATAGGCGGCGCCATGGAGCTCGGGTCAGCACACGAACGCAAGCACAATCACTGAACCGTGGGGACGGTACGAAATGAACTGGTGGACAGCTGCGCCGACCATGGGGTCCTGCGCACTCGGCATTGCGCTTTTGCTCGGGATCCTGGCCGAATGGTGGCCGGGTCTCGGAGCCTTCCAGGGGTCGAAGAAAGGGAAGAGCGGCGTCAAGGACGCCATCCTCACCCTGGCCCCCCTGGCCCTGTCCTACTGCTACGGAATGCTGGTCATTCTCGGTGTCGGCGGACTGGTCGGGTGGCTGGCCAATTTCACCTTGTGGGGCGTCGGGTGGGTCGGTGACGGCGCACTCATCTGGGGCGTGGGCGGCACCCGGGCGAACATCGGTCTCGGCGGACAGCGCATGGTCCTGACCAACGGCGGATTGATGGTCATGCTCGTGGCCACGTTCGTCATCCTCGCCATCCGCAGGCGGCCCAAGACATCCGCGTGGACCGTCCGGTGCATCAACCGGGGCGTGCTCTGCGGCATCCTCACCGGCACCGTGGCCTCCATCAGCGCCGCCATGGCCATCCCTCTTGCCTCCGCGGTGAACGCAGCCGGCCAGTGGTTCCCGGGCGGCGCAGCATGACGCGGAAGAGGTCCCAGGGTGGGCACCGACGGGCCGTCAAGCGCACGCAGGCAGACGCCCGGCGACGACGCATCGACCTGCGTCGCTCCGCCGAGGAGCGCGAGGCGTGCCAGGCGCCCGGCCCGTGTCCGTGCCCCGGCTGCGTGCCGGAAGAGGAAGGGCCGTGAACCGGCCCCGGGTGCGGCCCCCGTGGCGGTGGCGGTGGGGGCGGGTCCTCCTCTTCCTGGCCAAAGTCGCCGGCTGGTGGGTCCTCCTCCGGTGGGCCCCGGTGCTCGGTATCCCGTGCGCTCTGTGGATCGCGATGCAGATACGTGCACTGCCCAACGAACCACTCCCCTCCCCCACCGTCGCCCCCCTCTCGGGGGAGATCGTCGCAGGTCACCGAGTTGAGAAGAGGTACGGCAATGCGCAGACTACGTTCCATCCTGGCCCGGGTGAGCGGTGCGAGGTTCGCCGTTGAGCCCGTCTACTGGTGTGCGCCCTGCGCCTGCGCGCACCCGCTTCCGCTCCACGGCTGATTGACACTGGAGTGTCTGTCCTGTCATGATGACGGGGCAGGCACTCCAGCCATGTAAGGGGACGGAATGAGCAAGGAACAGCGGCGGGACCTGGCCCGGTACGCGATACTCTCCGGGGCGTATCTGGCGCTCGCATCCATCGCAGGTCTCTACCTCCTGGAGGCGGCGCTCTCCCCGGCCGTCACCGTGGACGTCGTCGCGCACGGGATCATGTTCCTGATCCTCCTCGGGGGGCTCTGGTGGGCGGTCGGCGAGTTGCTGGAGTCGGCGCGCCCGACTCGTCCCGACGTGGCCGGTAAGGCACCGGAGCCACCAGGAGCATGACCCGCTAACCTGGGGACGCATCCGTCCCCACGGTGCATCAGAGAGCCCGTCCGTATCAGCTACGGACGGGCTCTCTGTCAGTATGCTGTCATGAAGTCGACATGACAGAAGGGGGACGGAAATGGCGACACCGATGACACCGGACCAGTACATCAGGGCGCTCCGGAATGAGGGGGTGCGCGTCGAGGGAATGATCGGCTGGCGGACCCACAACCGGAACCACAAAGGGGCGTGGGGTCCCGTCAACGGGGTCCTGATCCACCACACCGCCGGCGTCTCCAAGACCATGGACACCTTTGTGCGGAACGGGACGACCGCCCTCCCCGGCCCGCTGTGCCACGGCCTGGCTACCAAGGCCGGACGCGTCGTCATCCCCGGATACGGGCGCACGAACCACGCCGGCCTGATCGCAGCGAACGCGCTGAACTCCCTGATCGCCGAGGACGGGAAGCACCCCAAGCCGGGCCCCGACTCGGTGGACGGGAACAGCCGGCTCTACGGCCTGGAGATCGAGAACAAGGGGGACGGGAAGGACCCGTACCCGGCCGACCAGTACGACCAGTCCGTCCGGTGGGCCGCAGCTGTCTGCCGGTTCCACAAGTGGACGGCCGAATCCGTCGCGGGCCACAAGGAGGTGACGGGGCGGAAGATCGACCCGTCCTTCCCCATGGGCCGGTTCCGCAGCGACGTGGCCGAGCGGCTGGCGTACGGCCCCTCCTGGTCCCCCGGCGACACGACCGAGCCCACTACCCCGACCACGCCCACCACCCCGACCAAGCCGGCGCCGACCACGCCCGGCACTGGAGTGCCCGACATGCGGCTGACACAGCTGTCCCGCCCCGAGTCCCTCACCATCCCGGCCGGCGCGGACCGGATGGTGTACTTCACCACGGACATCCGCGACGACCCCAACGAGCACGGGGAGGGCGGGTACACGCTCCTGTCCTCCGCGTCCGTGTACACGGGAACCGTGTCCGTCTGGATACCGGCCACCGGAGCGGGCGCACCGGTGCGCATCGGCGTGCTGGCCGTCCAGGAACTGGCCGACGCCACCAACTCCACCTCCTCCACGGCCGACGTGTTCACGCAGGCGGAGGCGTACGTGGCCAACGTGTCCATGACCGGCTTCCTTCCGGCGGGGCGGAAGCTGAAGGTGACCCTGCGGAACAACGGAGACCAGCCGGTCACCGTGCCCCGGGTGGACCTCCGCCTCCTCTCCGCGGCCGAGTAGCGGCGTGCCTCCGCTGGAGGAGCCGAGTGTGGGGGAGATGATCCGGACACTTGGCTCCAAGGTGGATCTCACCAACGCGGCGCTGGCCCGGCTGGAGGGCGCGTCCCACACCTATGTCACGCAGGAACAGCGGACGGCGGACCAGTTGCTGGCGGCCGAGCGTGAGAGCCGCCAGAACGAGCAGATACGAGACCTGCGGGAAGCGCAGACGTCGCGTACCCGCATCATGATCACGTCCATTGCGGGCCCCCTCCTGGTGGCTCTGCTCGTGTGGCTGATTACGAAAGGGACGACGTGACCGGGACCCGGCGCAGCGCATGGGCGTTCTGGATAGCGATGGTTGCCGTGTGCGTGGCCATCGCCTACGGCATAGTCCAGGTCCGCCAGGTCTCGGAGTCCCTGGACTCCGCACGGGCCGACCGTGACGCACTCGCGCAACAGGTGCGTGAACTCGGGGGTGTGCCCACCGCAGGGCCCAAGGGCGAGACGGGGACCGACGGGGACCGGGGGCCGCAGGGTCCTCCCGGTCCGACGGGGCAGGCCGGATCCGACGGGGACACCGGCCGGGACGGAGAGGACGGGTCCGACGGAGATGACGGAACGCCAGGTACCCCCGGAGCTACAGGCGCTGCGGGACCAGTGGGACAGCCGGGCAAGGACGGTGCGCCGGGCAAGGACGGAGTGGCAGGAGCGAACGGCCAGGATGGCGCGCCGGGCGCCGTGGGCCCTAGCGGTCCGCCTGGCCCCGCGGGGGACACGGGCCCTTCGGGTCCTCCTGGACCTCCGGGACCGAAGGGTGACCCGGGCCAGGCAGGAGACTCCGTGATGTGCCCGGACGGGTATACCCCTACTACGGTCCAGTGGCTCGGGGAGACGTACGTGATGTGCAAGGAGGCGGCGTGAGCAGCGGTGAGGGTGAACAGCTGGAGTTCGGCGAGACCTACCCGTGGACCCGGGGAGAGGGGGAGTCGTCGCCGGCGTACGCAGCGTTCCGGGAGTACATGCTCCTCGGGGCCGAAAACCGGTCGTTGGACGAGACGGTCCGCGTCGTCGGCAAGTCGCGCTCACTGTTGTCGCGGTGGTCCCAGAAATTCGACTGGGTAGGACGCGCCTCCGCGTACGACACGTACATGACGACTGCCCGGGTGGACGGGGAGGCCGACGCGTACAGCCGGGTGCGGAACCGGCACCTGGACGTGGCGGAAAAGCTGCTCGATCACCTGGCCGAATCCATGCTGCTCTGGAAGCCGGGGCACGACCCGTCGATCCGCTGGACGTCCGCGTTCACCGCGGCGGCCAAGGTGCAGCAGACGGCGTTGACGCTCAAGGAGAACTTGTCCCGCACCGATGAAGAGGCCGTGAACAGGATCCTGGACATCATGGCGAGGAAGGCCGAGTCGGAGTGAGCCTGACCCGGGCGCAGTTGCTCAAGCTGTCCCCCGCGGACCTGGCCCGGGTACTGGAAGTCGCCGAGCGCATCGAACAGGACATGGACAACGGCAAGGTGCCGTGGCTGTGCGACCGCCCCGACTGCGACGGGACCCCGCACCCGGGGCGCCGGGGCAAGCACGCGCGTGCGGCGCAGCGCTGGCCCGACCCGGCCGCCGTCTCCTACGACGTCTGGTTCCTGTGCGCCGGGCGCGGGTTCGGCAAGACACGGTGCGGGGCGGAATGGTCGATCGATCAGGCGAGCAAGTACCCGCGCGGCGCACTGGTCGGCGCCACCGCAGCGGACACCCGGGACATCATGGTGGAGGGGGAGTCCGGCATCCTCGCCTGCGCCCCGGCCACGTTCCGCCCCGTGTACGAACCGTCGAAACGAAAGCTGACCTACCCCAACGGCGCTATCCAGATGCTGTACTCCGCGGACGAACCGGACCGGCTCCGCGGACCGCAGCACCACTACGGGTGGGCGGACGAGACGGCGGCGTGGCGGCGCATCCAGTACGCGTGGGACATGCTCCAGATGGGGATGCGGCTCGGGGACCACCCGCAAGTCTGCGTCACGACCACGCCCCGTCCGCTCCCCCTGATCAAAGAACTGATCAAGAGCCCGACGACCGTCGTCGTCCGCGGCTCTACCTATGACAACCTCGCGAACCTCGCGCCGACGTTCCGCCGTACCGTCGTGGAGAAATACGAGGGAACGACGCTCGGCCGCCAGGAACTGAACGCGGACGTCCTGGAAGACCTCCCCGGCGCGCTCCTCCAGCGCTCCGTCCTGGAACGCAACCGGGTCGATACCGCTCCGTCCGCCACCCTCTTCAAGGTCGTATCCATGGACCCGGCCGGTACCGGGCTCGGGGATGAAACCGGTCTCGTGGCCGGCGTCGTCGGCGCGGACCGGCACCTCTACGTCACGCACGACCACTCGGCCAAAATGTCCCCGCACAAGTCGGCGCACGCCGCATGGGATCTCGTGGAGGAGACCGGCGCGGACCTCCTGGTGTATGAAGACAATTTCGGCAAGGGGTGGGTTAAGGAAGTCTTGACCAAGGTGTGGCGGGAGCGGTGGCTCCGGGAGTGGAAGGCGCAGAATCCCGACGCCACCGCGGAGGAGACACCGGAGGAGCACGAGGCACCGCCGGCGCCCCTGGACGAGATCCACGCCAGCGCCGGGAAGCAACTGCGGGCGCAGCCCACCGTCATGCGCCACGAGCAAGGGACGATTCACCACGTCGGCGTCCTCGGGAAACTGGAGGACCAGTACACGACCTGGATCCAGGAGGAGGCGCCGTCCAAGAGCCCCGACCGGGTGGACGCGGCCGTGCACCTGGACGCCTACGTGGCCAAGAGGTTCGGCCGTGCTGCTGTCGCAGCAGCCCTCCCGCATGACAGGCTTGCGTCACTCGGGTCGAAAGGTCGTGGATGATGTCACCTATGGACCTCCTCGCGCTCGTGCTCACGCTCCTCGCAACAGCCCGCGTCACCCGTCTAGTCACGGAGGACACCCTCCTGGACCCGCCCCGCACATGGGCGTTGGGGAAGCTTCTGGCCCGGAACCCCGACCACAAGGTGGCCTATCTCCTCACCTGCCCGTGGTGCGTATCCGTCTACATAGGCACCGCAGCCGCTGCGGCGTGGTGGGCGTGGGGCGACACCCGCATATTCACGGCCGCAGCCGCTGCGCTCGCAGCCTCATACGTCGCGGGATTCCTCGCGGGGAAGGAATAGTCCATGGCGATATTCAAGCGGGCGCGGAAGGACCGGTCGGACCAGACTCCGCCGCCCAAGGCGGTACTGGCCGCCGCCATCCCCCTCTCCGGACCGGAGGCCTTGAAGGGCGTGGCGGCGCGTCAGACGGCCGAGCAATGGCAGACGGACGCCTGGTACTACTACGACGTCGTGGGGGAGATGCAGACTCCCATCTCCCACATAGCCAACGCCGTCTCCAAGGCGGACCTCTTCGGGGCCGAGACCGACCCGCAGACGGGACTGATCACCGGGCCCACCGACGACGCACGGGCGCAGCTGGCCGCCTCGCTCTGCCTTGGCGGCATCGGCCGACGGGCGCAGCTCCAATACTTCCTTGCCGTGTGCTGGCTGGTCCCCGGAGAGGCCTACGTCATCATCCGGGGCCGGGGCGTCCGGGACGGGAAGGCGCAGCCGGACGAATGGCTGGTCCTGTCCAACAAGCGGGTGACGGTCAAGGGGAAGGCCTGGACGTACCAGGACCCGATCACCCTGGAGTGGGTCACGCTCGGGTCCACGGACCGCATGATCCGTGTCTGGTCCCCGCACCCCGAGGACCAGTCCAAGGCGAACACGTCGATCCGGTCGGCGCTCCCCGTCCTGCGGGAGATCGAGAAAGCGTCGATGAACCTCTCCTCCGTCCTGGACTCCCGCATTGCCACGGCCGGGATGCACGCCATTCCGCAGGAGGTGGACCTCCCCCTCACCGGGGACAACACCTCCGCGGCCGAGGAGTTCTCCGACATGCTCCTGCGCGCAGCGTCGGCCGGCATCGCCAGCCCCGGCACCGCGGCGGCGCAGGTGCCCGTCATCCTGTCCATGCCGGGTGAGCTGATCGACGCTTTCGTGAAAGGCCGGATCACCCCGGACACCGCCATGGACCAGACCGTGATCGACCTCCGACGTGACGACCTGTCACGCCTGGCCGCAGCACTCCCCATGCCCAAATCGGTGGCGGAGGGTTCGCAGGCCGAGTCCAACCACTGGAGCGCCTGGCAGGTGGAGGAGGAGACGTACAAAGTCTGGATCGAGCCCCTCCTTGACCGGGTCGGAGACGCCTTTACCGAGTTCTGGTACCGCCCCGTACTGGCCGCCATGGGCGTACAGAACGTGGAGCGCCACACGCTCGCATGGGACACGACCGGCATCGTGGCGCGCCCCGACGCTACCGAGGACCTGAACTACCTGTATGAGAACGGCCTGGTGAGCGACGACTACCGGCGCCAGGAGAGCGGCATCCCGGACGACGCCATCCCGTCGGAGGAGGAAACGCAGCTGCGCCGACTGGAGCGCGTCGTGATGGGCGCCCCGACCCTGGCGGCCGACCCGGAGATCGGACGGCGCCTCTTCGGGTTCGAGGTAGCGCCGGCCGCTGCGGGTGTGGACCCGGAGGCGGCCGACGTCTCCGCCGGCAACGAGCTGGAGCCGGCCGGGGCTCGAGACTCCGGGGCTCGAGACTCCGGGGCTCGAGAGATTCCGTCGCAGCGCACCGAGCCCGACGCGGAGGACGTCCCCAACGGACTGGTGGCGGCGGCGGAGCTCATCGTGTTCGACGCGCTCTCGCGCGCCGGGGGCCGCCTCCTTACCCGGGAGCACCGTGGCCAGTACGGGACGACACCGAAGCACGAGTTGCACACCGTCATTCAGGCGGCGGCCGGTGACGTGGACCGGCTGATGGGCGACTCCTTCCTATGGGCGGATCGCGTCGCCGACTCCTTCGGGGTGGACAGCGCGCGTTTCGGTAACGCGCTGCGGACGCACGTCCGGTACTGCCTCCGGGCACGGGCCGCACACGACCGCGGAGCCCTTGTCCGGGCACTCCGGGACTGGACGTCGGCGTGACCACGCCTCCGGGGTCGGACCCGATGCTCCCGGCACGGCTGCGCGCGCTGTCCGTCATCACGGACGGGGAGCGGCGCACCGGCCGTGCCTGGTTCCGCAGCGCCCGGGAGTTCCTGGACCGGGTCCGCGGTGACGTGCGCCGGGACGGAGGCGTGGACCCGAGCCGGGTCAGCGATCACCAGGAGTTCTGGACGGACGCGGTGAACGTCACCGTGGTGCCCACCGTCGCCGAGACGCTGCGCCGGGTCATGCGCCGGGTGTCGGGCAACGCACCCGCCCCGTCTGACCCTTGGGTGTCAGACTTCCTGAACGACGCGGGCAACCGGATGGTGCGCCTCCCGGATGAGGTCTACGCCCTGATCGTCGCGGAGGTGGAGCGCGGGATCCAGAACGGGGACGCCCTGCCCACCGTCGCGCAGGCCGTTGACCGGGTACTTTCCGTCTCCGGCTCGGAGAGGTGGCACGGGCGTGCCCGGACGGTGGCACGCACTGAAACGCTGGCCGCCGTGAACGCCGGAGCCTTCCGGTCGGCAGAGCTGGAGGCGCAAGCACGGGGCGACGTCGCGCCGTTCAAGGTGTGGCTGGCAACCGACGACGCACGGACGCGTAAGACGCATCGGGAGGCCGACGGGCAACGCACGCTGCTCCGTGAGCCGTTCCGTGTCGGCACGGCTTCGCTGCTCTACCCGGGGGACCCCCACGGCCCGGCGCAGGAAGTCATCAACTGCCGGTGCACCATCCTCCCAATCGTGCTCGGTGAGACCATCGACTGGACTGACAGGCAGTACCGAGAGGGGACGACATGACAAGCACCGAAGAGACCATCGCGCAGCGCTTCCACGAAGCGTACGAAGAGCTGGCACCGGACCACGGGTACGAGACGCGCGAGGCATCCCGCAAGCCGTGGGGAGACGTACCCGAACAGAACCGGGGACTCATGATCGCAGTCGTGGGCGCCCTCCTGGACGCTGGCGTGATCCGAGAGGGGGCACAGGGTGCCTAGGACGTGGAGCGCCGTACTGGCGCGCACCGGGGTGCGCACCGGGGACGGGCGGATCCTGATGGAGGGGGCCGGGTCGTCGCGCACACTGCCCCGGCCGCTGATGTACCAGCGCGAGACGGCCGACGCGCACGGCGGCGCGATCGTCGTGGGGCGGATAGAGAGCGTCCAGTTCGCCGCGGGCATGGTGACGGCCACCGGCTCCATGCTCGACTCCGCGCCGTGGGAGGTGATCGAGTCTCTGGAGGCTGGCGTCGTCGGCCCGTCGGTGGACCTGGACGATTTCGAGTACGTCATGGACGCGGACGAAAATCTGGTCCTGACCCGGTGGCGGGTGGCGGGCGCCACGCTCGTGGCCGTCCCCGCGTTCGCAGACGTGTCCCTGACGCTGGACCCCGAGCCGGCCCCCGAGATGGTGGCTGTACCGGAAGGCTACGACGACTGGAGCGCGTACACAGCGTCCGTGGCGGCGTTCGCGCTGGAGACGCAGACGGCCATGGCGGCGCCGGAGCAGCTTCCGCCGGCGGAGTGGTTCGCGCGCCCGGAACTGGACGGGGTCACCCCGTTGACCGTCACCGCGGAGGGCCGGGTGTTCGGCCACATCGCGCCGTGGGGTGAGTGCCACGTCGGCCTCCCCGGGTGCGTGACGGCCCCGAGTTCCCTGTCCAGCTACGCCTACTTCACCACGGGGGAGCAGCGCGTCCAGGGCGGCGGGTCGGTGGCCGTGGGGACGCTCGTGACGGGACCGCGCCACGCGGACCCGCAGCTGGCGTTCCAGGCGGCGGCGGCGCACTACGACGACTTGGACTCCGCGGTGGCACGCGTGATGGCCGGGGAGGACGAGCACGGCGTATGGGTGGCCGGCTGGATGCTCCCCGACGCGAACCCGGTCAGGGTGGAGCAATTCATGGCGTCCCCGGTGTCGGGCGACTGGCGCCGCATCGGCGGGTCCCTGGAGCTGATCGCCGTGTGCTCGGTGAACGCGCCGGGGTTCCCGGTGCCACGGGCGCGCGTGGCGTTCTCCAACGGGGAGCAGCGCGCTTTGGTCGGGTCGTTCGGCGTGACGGCGCAGCGGGGCGAATACCCGGGCCCGGAGCGAGCGGGGACGTACGCAGCATGGACGGAGGCGCAGGCGCGTTGGGCGCAGGCGTCATGGAACAACCAGGAGAGGGCGGGAGTCTGATGGCGTGTGGAGGGTGCGGGGCGCGCAGGGCGCAGCGTGCGGGCGCGGCGGCGGGCACGGTGACCAAGTACCGGATCACGTGGGGTGACGGTTCCACGTCCGTGGAGGACAGCGTTCCGGCCGCCCGGCTGGCCATGGGCAAGCAAAGTGACGCTGCGAAGCGCAAGGGCATGAGGATGACGGCGTTCGCGTCCTGACGCCCCGGTGTCCGATTCGGGAGGGGCCGTCCGTATCTAGGGCGGTCCCTCCCACGATGTCGTTTCCGCAGGTCAGAGACCACTAGTCACTATAGACAGCAGTACCTGTTAACGCCAGGATACGAGTCTCGTATAAGCCGTTAACGGATCGTGCTGTCTATCCCGTCTAGTCACGGAGCGTCACCGATTCCGATGCCCCTCCCGGCCCGGCGCACTGTGCCGTAGCATGACAACCGCACCGGAGCGTGGCTGTGGGCCCGCCGGCGAGTGAACGCACCTCACCCGACGATGCCCACGGAGGCAGTCATGGCACCCCGATACCGCTCCCACTCCCTGATAGGTCAGGTGGCGCGTGACGCAGCGGCCAAGCGCGTCGGTCTGTTCGCGGAGGCCGAGCCCGTCACCCCGGCCCCGGTGGACCTTTCCACCCTCACCGATGACGACCTGAACGCCCGCTACGCCACGGCGCGTGAGCGTGGCCAGGCACTGGCGGCCAAGCCGGCTGCGGAGTTCTCCGCGGAGGAGCTGGCCGAGTTCAACCAGCTGGCCGAGGACGTCACGGCGCTCAACACCGAGATCCACACGCGCGAGATCCGGGCGGAGCATTTCGCCACCACGGCGGCGCAGTTCAACGCCCTCCCGGACCGCACGCCCGCCCCGGCCGCCGAGGCCGTCACCCCGGCCGCAGCCGAGCCCGTGGCACCCGCCGCCGCCCCGGCCGTCCCGGAGGTCCCGTCCGTCACCGCCATGGCGCAGGGCGCGCCCGTCGCCCCGGAGGTCCCCGCGACGCCGGCGCGCACCGGGGACACGTTCGCCATTCGGCTCAACTCGGATGCGGCCGGCGTCCTGGACCGGAAGGTGGGCGAGGAGGCCACCGTCCTGGACCTGACCAAGGCGGCGTTGAAGGTGTTCGGTCAGTTCGGCCGGGCCGGCGGCGGCGCCGGACAGCGCACCCGTCGCGCACTCGGCCAGTTCTCCCGCAACCGCGGCGAGGCGCTCACCCTTCCGGGCAACGAGTCGGGCGACTACAACACGGTCAAGCACGCCCGCGACCAGCGCCGCCTCTCCGGCGGCTCCCTGATGAAGACGTGGACCGACTCCGTCAAGGGGCTGGCAGAGGGTCAGCTGGAGTCGCTCACCGCCGCCGCCGGGTGGTGCGCCCCGTCGGAGACCGACTACTCCATCTGCTCCCTGTGGGACCTGGACGGGATCTTCGACGCGCCGACCGTCTCCGCGCCCCGGGGCGGGATCAACTACACTAACGACGTCTCGTGGGCTGCGATCAACGACGCGGCGATCACGTCGTACACCCGGCTGACAGAAGCGCAGGTCATCGCCGGGACCACCAAGAACTGCACCGAGCTCCCCTGCCCGGAGTTCACGGACCGTCGCCTGGACGTGGCCGTCACGTGCATCACCGGATCGTTCCTCCAGTCGCAAGGCTACCCGGAGGTGGTGTCCACCTGGACCGACGGCCTCCTGACCCGCCACGGCTACTCGATCAATGAGGACATCATTGGTCAGGTGGTCACGCAGGCCGGAACCGCCATCGTGCTCCCGGGCCAGGGCGCCGTTGCCCCCGGCTCCACCCCCGACACGAGCGCGACCGCTGCGATCCTCGCCGGTATCGAGATCGCTGCAATCGACATGCGTGAACGCGAGAACATGTCGTTCGGCCAGACGCTGGAAGTCGTCCTCCCCCGGTGGGTCCTCGCGCAGTTCCGTGCGGACATCAGCCGGCGCAACGCCTGGTACGCCGACCCGTTCACCCTGACTGAGCAGACGGTCGTCTCGTGGTTCACGGCACGCAACGTGCGTCCGCAGTTCGTCCGCGGATGGCAGGACGCTCAGTCCGGTCTCGCCGGCGGCCCCGGGGACATCGTGGCGCCGATCACCCCGATCACGTCGCTCCCGTCCACGGTCAACTTCCTGATCTACCCGGCCGGGTCGGTCGTCGTGGCCCGAGAGGACGTGGTCACCCTGACCAACGTCTACGACTCCACGAACCTGTCCCAGAACCTGTACACGGCCCTCTTCACCGAAGAGGCGTTCGCGCCGATCTTCCCGTGCGGCGAACTCCGTCAGTACACGGTCAACGCCTGCCCGTCGGGTGCGACCGGTGCGCAGGTCTACACGTCCTGCGCCGCCCCGGCCGCTGCGGCGTAACCCCTCCCGGACCGGGGCCGGTCCGTCGTCCATGCGGACCGGCCCCCTACACCCTGGAAGGGGGCAGACATGGCAACCACGATGATCCAGAACCGTCAGCTTGTCCCGTCCGTGCCTCCGGGCCCCCGGCGCTACGGGCTGTTCGACGCGGCCACCGTGACGGACGGCCTGGACGCGCGCGCCATCGCTGCGGGCATCCAGTTCCCCGAGCTGGACTGCGGCCCGGCGCTCGCCGAGTACGACGCGAACTGTGTGACGCACCCGGAGAAGGAGTTCCACGAGGGACTCGGGTACACGGGCGGTGACCCGTACTGGCTGTACACCCTTCAGCGTTGCGGGACCGTCGGCCGCACCCCGGCGGAGGTGGCCGACTCCGTACGGCGCACCCTGGCCGGCGGAGAGCAGACCGCGGTGGAGTCGATCGTCTGGACCGGTGGAGGGTTCGCCACGGACCCGGCGCTCACCACGGCGGCCGACGTCGTCACCGTCACCCCGGCCGCACCGGGAGCGGGCGCAGCACTGGCCGCCCTGGAGGCGTCGTTCTATGCCGAGTACGGCTATCAGGGCACCGTCCACGTCAGCATGACGGCATACGCCGCCCTGGCCGACTACGTGGACCGCACCGGGGGCGCGGGTGTCCTGACAACCGAACTCGGCTCCAAGATGGCGTACGGCGCCGGATACGGGGTCACGGGTCCTCTCGGTGTTGCCCCGGCCGCCGGGTTCGTGTGGGCGTTTATGACGCCCAACGTGACGGTGCGCCGTTCCGAGATCATCGCGCCCGATGTTGTCCAGACCCTGGACCGGGCCGTGAACCAGTTCAACGCGCTGGCCGAGCGTGTCTACCTCCACACCTGGACGTGCGACGTCGTGCACGCCGTCCAGATCCCCGTAGCGGCGCCGCAGAGCAGCGCCGCACCGACCCTGGAGCCGTGAGATGGCAGAGCGAGACGGGTGGGCCACGGTCCCCCACGAGCGGGGCGAGGCGCAGACGGTGGCGCGCGCTCTGCTCAACCAGGCCGACAATCCGCGTGACGTGGTGTACCTCGCCGGTCAGAACGCGTTCTCCGTGCCCGACGCGGTGGCGGAGTCGTACCGCAAGTCCGTGACGACGCCGCGGCGGCGCGCACCCAAGAAGGAGACCGAGTAATGCCCAATGTCTGTGTAGGTCTCGCGCGCGGACGCACGCTGCGCCTGACGCGACTGGACGAGTGCGGCGTCCCCCTGGAGGGGCCCGACTCGTCCTTGGTCACGGCCGGTTTCGTCCAGGTCGTGACGACGCCCGTGTACCAGGACGCGGAGGAGATCCAGGTCGTCAACGCGAACGGCCAGGCGTGCATCGACGACCAGGCGGACCCGGCGCTCCGGTGGCTCACCACGGCAATCACGCTGTGCAACATCAACCCGGCCGCCATCAACATCCTGACCGGTGACCCCATGGTGTCGGATGACGCGACGCCGACGGCCAACACGGTCGGGTTCCGCATCGACCAGGCCGTGACGGGCACCGCGTCGTTCGCGCTGGAGGTCTGGTCCGGCGTCCCCGGCCAGACGTGCGGTGTCGGGGGAAGCGAACAGTTCGGGTACTGGTTGTATCCGTTCGTCGTCCAGGGTCAGTGGGGTGAGTGGACCGTCGGCAACTCGGGTCTGACGCTGGCCATCACGGCGCGTACCGCCGGCGGCTCCGGGTGGGGTGTCGGTCCGTACGACATTCGCCGGGACTCCACGACTCCGGCGACGCTGGAGCCCCTCCTCTCCCCGATCACGGCTACGCAGCACATGCATTTCGAGACGACGACCGCCCCGATCCCGGTTGCCTCCTGCGACCCGGTGGCGCTCCCGGCCGCATAGGCTGTTCGGACCCCGCTCCCGTCTCGCGCGACAGGAGCGGGGTCCCATCCGAGAGGGGACGGAATGGCGCTCTGCGCATGGACGATCAACACGGCGTGTGTCCCGGAGTGGGACAGCTACACGGAGGAACAGCAGGAGACGGCCGCCGAGTGGGCCACGGGGATTCTGGATGCCCTGACCGGGCGCCAGTTCGCACAGTGCCCGGTAGTCATCCGCCCGTGCGGGAGCGCCTGCGGGCGCCACGGCGGGTACCTCACGTTCCCGGTGGACAGCGCCGCGTCCTCCGGGCTCGGGGCGCCCTGGATGGTGCCGTACATCGGGCCGGGCGGCGTGTGGCGCAACTGCGCCTGCGGGGGGACGTGCTCGTGCCGGGCCCGGTATGAGGCGCGCCTGCCCGGTCCGGTGGCGGAACTCCTGGAGGTGAAGGTGGGAGGTGTCGTTCTGGACCCCGCCCTCTACCGCCTGGACCAGGACGGGACCGGCCCCGTTCTCGTCCGCCTGGACGGCCAGCCGTGGCCGGCGTGCCAGGACCTGGAGGCCGCGGACACCGAGCCTGACACGTGGTCGGTGCAGTACCGGCCGGGCCAGCCGCTCCCGGTCATCGGTTCCATCGCAGCCGGGGAGTTGGCCGGGGAGTTCGCCAAGGCCTGCGCCGGGGCGGCCGGCTGCGCCCTCCCGCAACAGCTGGTGTCGCTCTCCCGCAACGGGGTGGACGTCCAGGTCGTGGACCCGACCACCGTGCTGGAGAACGGGCTCACCGGCCTCCCGAACGTGGACCTCTTCATCCGGGCCGTGAATCCGCAGCGGCTCCAGCGCCGTTCCCGGGTGCTGTCCCCTGATCTCCTCCCGCCCCGCCGGGTGGTGGGGTCGTGACCCCGATCGAGACGGCGCAGGTCCTTTTGGCCTGCCTGAAAACGCGCCTGGACGGTGGCCCGAAACCGATTGCCGACGAACACGTCTGCCTCCGGTTCGGCCAGGAGGTCAACCCCTCACTGGGGACCGGCGTGGACGAGTGCTGCACCGGCCTGGCATGGGTGCGCGTCGTCGCCGTGAGGGGCCTGGACGACCCCTCCGACCCGGTGCGCAACGTGTGCACGACGACACAGCGCCGCCTCACCCTGGAGATGGGGACCGCCCGGTGCATCCCGTTCGGGACCGTGGAGGCGCCGCCCACGTGCGACCAGTGGACGGAGGCCGCCCTCCAGATGGACGCCGACCATCAGGCGATGGAGGCCGCCATATGTTGCTTTATCGACGCGGTGGAGGCGATGCCGTTCGCGCCCTTCAACGTGGCGGTGACGGACTACCAGCCGTTCGGCCCGGACGGCAACTGCCTCCGGGGGACGCTCCAGCTGACCATCGACTACGACTGTGGGTGTGGATCATGACGAGTGTGCGGGCGCTGCGGGCGCACGACGACAAGCTGACCGGCGACGTGTACGAGACGACCCGGGCGCGCGCCGAATCGCTGGCCGCTGCCGGACTGGTGGAGGTGGTCAAGGGTGGCACGCGTAAGGCTGGACCGAGCCGAACTCAATCGGACGATCAGGGGAGCAAGCCGGCGGGAGCTGGAGGCGACGGCGCGTCAGGTGGTGAACCGGGCCAAGATTCTGGCCCCCGTTGACACCGGGAGACTCCGGGCCAGTATCCGGATCGAAGCACGGAGGACACTGACCTTCCGATCCGTCTACACGGTGGGGTCGGACGTCGAGTACGCGCGCATGGTCCACGACGGGACCCGGCCGCACGTGATCCGCCCCAAGACGGCGAACGTCCTGCGGTTCCGGGTCGGTGGCCGATGGGTGTACGCCAAGGTCGTGCACCACCCCGGGACCAAGGCGCGCCCGTTCCTGGACCGGGCGGTGCGCGAGGTTGCCGGGGGCAAGGGATATGACATCCGCGGCGGATAGAGTGGTGACATGGACAACACAAAGGGCTCAAAGATGACACGCAGGGTGCGCATACCCTTCAAGGGCAAGACGCTGCGGAGTCTCCCGTTCGAGTCACACCATCTGGTCGCGCTCACCATGGCGCAGCAGCTGGCGGAGGGGCGCCGGAAGCTGGACGTCCTCCTCCGGATGCTCCTCCGTCTCCTCGGTGAGGCGGACTACGCCGTCGTGATGGACGCCTTCATGGACGGCGAGGCCGACATGAGCGACCTGACGGCGCTCCTGAACAACATCGTGGAAGCCACCAAGGCCTTGAACGAGGATCAGCCCGCCGCCCCGGCCGCCGATGTCCAGGCATAATCCCTACTCGCGTGCGCCCCTCCACATCGAACTCGGGGGAGTGTCAGTGGAGGTGGCGTACGCGCCCTCCGCGGCATGGGCCGGCGCGCTCTCCAGCGGGCACGGGCCCGTCACGCTGCTCACCGCACTCACCGATGCCGCCGCCGGGGACCGCATTCTCCACGGCCTGGTAGACGGCAGTCTCCACCTCCGGGACGTCCAGGAGGCGGCGTACGCGTTGCTGGCGGAGGCCACCCCGTACTCCTGGTGGAAGGCGGCACGTCTGCTGACCACGGCGGGCACGGACGTCATGGTCGGGAACCTCGCGCTTGCGGGCGTGGACCCCTGGAGCGTGTCGGCGTCTCAGCTGGCGTGCACCGTTTACGTCCTGATGACCCGCAACCTGGACGTCTCCAAGAAGTTCCAGATGGACGCGGAGCTGGACAATCCGCCGGCCGGGGTGGTGGACGGCTCGTGGATGAGTGACCAAGACTTTGACGCACTGGTGGCGCAGGCGCGCAACGCGCCCGGACAGGGATAGGGGAACGGCCCGTGGCATCGCAGGCAGAGATAGACCTGATCGTCGATGCGTCGAACACGCTCCCGCAGCTGTCGCGCGACTTGGACCGGATCGTCCGCGTCGCGCAGGACGGCGCGGACACCATCGACGTGGACGCCGCCCTGGCCACGGCCGAGTCCCTGGCGCAGCTGTCCGCGGACCTGGACCGGGTGGTGGCCGCTGCCGCCGACGGTGCGGATGACATCGACATAGACGCGGTGCTGGACACCACGCGCACGGTCGCGCGTCTCCAGGAGGACCTGTCCGACGTCATCGCGCGCGCGCAGAGCGGGGCGGACCAGGACCCGGTGCGGCTCGGGGGCGTTCTGGACGGTGCGGCCACGCTGCTCTCCGTACGGGACGACCTGGACGACGTGGTGCGGCGCGCGGAGGCGGCGGCCGATGACATCGACATAGACGTAGACATCGACACCGACTCGATCAGCCGGCGCCTGCGCAGACTCGTCCCCGACCTGGACGGGGTGGGCCGGTCGGTGGGCTCCCTGGCCGGGACACTCGGTCTGGTCACCGCGGGGGCAGGCGCCGCAGGCGTGGCCATTGGGGGCGTCGTCCCCATCGTGGCCGGTCTGGTCACCTCCCTGGAGAACGTGCTCCCGGCGGGAGCGCTGGCCGTCCAGGGGATGTTGGCTGTGAAGCTGGCGTCCGGCACGGTGAAGCTGGCGATGATGGGTGTGGAGGACGCCATCACGGCGGCGTTCGACCCGGACGCCGACCCCGCAGAGCTGGCCGAAGCCATGGAGAAACTGGCACCGGAGGCGCAGAAGTTCGTCAAGTCTCTGATCGGTCTGCGGAAGGAGTTCAAGGACCTCCAGCTGGACGTCCAGAACCGCCTGTTCAAGGACATGGACGGGGCGGTGAAGACGCTCAACCGGTCCGCCCTCCCGCAGCTGAGCAGCGCCCTGCGCACCACGGCCGACACGTTGAACGACATGGCCATGGGCGCGGTGAACGCCGCCGCAGAGCTGGCCGCAGACGGGACGCTCGGGAAAGCGCTGGACGGGGCCACCACGGGGCTGGAGAACCTCGTGGAGATACCCGGCCAGGCAACGACCGCGTTCGGCCAGCTGGCCGCCGCTGCGGCCCCCGCGTTCGACCGGGTGACGCAGGCCGTGGCGCGCGTCGCGGACAGCGTGGCCAAGGACCTGGACCGGGCGTTCAAGTCGGGCGCGCTGGAAGACTCCATTGACGACGCGGTGGACGCACTGGCGCAGCTGGGGCGCATCGGAGGGAACGTCCTCGGCACCCTGCGGAACGTCCTCGGAGCCGCCTCCACGGAGGGGGACGGCCTCTTCGGGACGCTCGAAAAGATCACGGGTGCACTGGAGGAGGCCACCGCCAGTGAGGGGTTCCAAGAGGCGCTCGGAGAACTGATCAAGACGGCGGGGACCCTGGCGGACAACGCGCTCCCGTTGCTGACCACGGCTCTCAGCATCCTCTCTGAAATGCTGGTCATCCTCGGTCCGCCGGCCCGGGAACTGATAGACGTCCTCGGGGACCAGCTGGGCGAGATCCTGGAGGCGGCCCGGGAGCCCTTGACGGCGCTGGCCGACGCGTTCGGCGAACTGGTCATCGCGCTGACACCCATCCTGGAGCTGGCCGGGGAACTAGTCGTCGCCCTCCTGCCGTCCCTGACCCCGCTGTTCGAGACGCTGCGGGACGTGATCATCGAGGCGTCTCCGGTAATCGAACAGTTGGCCGAAAACTTGGCTGCTCAGCTGGTCCCGATCCTGGAACGGCTCCCGGAAATCCTGGAGATCGTTCTCCCGCCGTTCGTGGAGCTGGCAAAGGAAGTCTTCCCGGTCCTCCTGGAAGCGCTGGAGGAGCTGGAACCGAGCCTGCGCGAACTCTCCACCGCCCTCGGGGATCTCCTGGTGGAGCTGGCGCCGGTCGTGGCAAAGATGATCGAACTCGGAATAGCCATCCTGGAGAAACTGTGGCCGTACGTGGGCCCCGTCCTGATCGGGCTCATATCCGGCGTGGCGGACATCCTCTCTTTCCTGGCCGGGATCATCACGGACGTGGTACTCCCGGCCCTGCGCGGGATAGCCAAGCTGGTACAAGGCGACGTCCTCGGCGCGCTCGGTGAATTCGACACCGCCATCTCCAACACCGGGGAACTGGTGGCGCGCGCGTTCAACGCAATGCTTCAAAAGGTGGGCGGCATCATGTCCGGCCTGATCACCTCCCTGACCCTGTCCGCCGCGCAGGCCGGGGACCGGCTCCACCGCGGAGTACAGAGCGGGGTCGACCGCCTCCTCCGCGAGGTGGCGTCCATTCCGCAGCGCGTCCTCGGGGCGGTGGGCAATCTCGCCGGACTCCTGTACGGCGCCGGTCAGTCGGTGATCTCCGGATTCATCAACGGGATCTCCAGTCAGATAGGCCGGATCAAGGATCTTCTCGGCGGAGTCACGGCCATGATTCCGGACTGGAAAGGCCCGGCCGAGACCGACGCCAAACTCCTGACGGAAAACGGGCGCCTGATCATGCAATCCCTGATGGACGGGTTCGAGCAATCCATGCCGGAGGTGCGCGCCATGCTCGGAGGGATCACCAGCGAAATCCCGTCCGCGGTGGCCGTGCCCGAACTCGGGGCGGGGGCCCCCGTGGTGTACGTCAGCATCGGGAATGAGGCGGTGGACCAGTACGTCACCGCACGAGTCACCCGGGTCTCCGACGACCGGGACCGGATCGCAGCACAAGGGGTGAGGTACTAATGCCGGCAGACGGGCCGTACATGGTCCTGCGGGTCAGCTGGAGCGGGTCGGCGTCCACGCGGATGACCGTCCGGCGCCGGGTCGGGACCAGCGGGGAGGGGGAGGAAATCGCCACGGACGTCCCCATCGTGGGCACCACACCCGACGGGCGCGCCGTCTTCACCGACACCACGGCGCCTACCGGCGTCACGTTCTACTACAAGCTGACCGGGAACACCGGGGCGACGACCGGATGGACGGGCCCCTACTCGATCACGGACGACGGCGCCACGTGGCTGACGGACCCGCAACGCCCATGGGCGGACCTCCGCCTGGACGCGTGCCCGCCCGGAAGCGCGCACGCCGACGCGTGCGGGAGTGCGGACCCCGCGTTCGTGTGGGGCGGATTCACCCGGAGCCTGGACCACACGGCCGACGCCGGACTGTTCGAGGTTCTGGACGCGGAGCACCCGGCCGACGTGTTCGGACGGCGGAAGTACGCCACCGGCTCCATCCGGTTCTTCACCCGCAGCCTGGACGCGATCGACCGCGTTTATGACTTGTTTACCGCCGGTGGCCCCCTGATGCTCCGGGCCCCGTCCGTCTACGGGTGGCACGACCAGTTCATCCAGCCGGGCACGCTGGAGATGACCCACATATCCCGGGACCAGCGTCGGCCGCTGCGCCAGTGGGACGTGCCGTTCACGGTCGTCGGCCAGCCGCTCGGGACCCCGCAGGGGACCGCCTGCGCGAACTGGTGTGAGGTACGGGACCGGTTCCCGACGTTCGCGGACCTGACCAGTTCCCCGGGCACGTGGTGGGACCTGGCCGACGGGACCGTACTGTGCCCCGACGGGGGTGGTGCGTAGTGCTCGCAGCCCCGGAGGCCTACCGGGCGGCGCTCCACGGCCCGCACCGGCGCGTCTCCTACGTCACCGCCACGGACATCAACGGCGTGGTGCTGGCGCAAGACGTGCCGATCCTCGGTGGGACCGTACGCGCGAACCTCACGAACCGGGTGACCCGGTCCGCGGACCTGGAGATCCCGTACAGCTACTTCCCCGACGCCGAGACGGACCCGTTCTCCCCCTACGTCGGCGTCGTCCGCATCCGTTCCGGTATCGCGCTCGGTAACGGCACGGAGTACACGTTCCCCCTCTTCACCGGGCGCGTGTACAACGCCTCCTTGGAGGAGGACGGGCGCGCGGTGCTCCGGGCGGACGACCTGGCGGCCGACGTCGTGGCCGCCAGGTTCGAGCAACCCATGGCGTCCTCCCGCAGTCTGTTCGCGACGTACGTGTACGAGATCCAGCGCCTGATCACCGACGCCCTTCCCGGCGCTGAGTTCGGCACCGGGGAACTGACGGACTCGGTAGTGCCGTCTCTGGTGTGGGATGAAGACAGGGGCCAGGCACTGGACGACCTGGCCTCCGCCATCGGGTGCCGCTGGTACGCGCTCGGGGACGGGTCGTTCGTGATCCGCCGCCTGGACTACTCGCCGGCGGCCCCGGTGCAGGAGTTCCGGGACGGGCCCGGGGGCCTGATGTCTCGAGCTCGCATCTCGCGCACCCGGGACGGCGCGGCGAACTCCGTCGTCGTGGTGTCGGAGCGGCTGGACGGGAGCGACCCGGTGCGCGTCGTGCGGCGGGACAACCGGCCGAGTTCCCCGACCCGGTGGGGCGGGCTGTTCGGGCGCGTCGTCCAGATCGTCAAGGTCCAGACCCCGCAGACACAGAACGAGGCACAACTCCTCGCCGGGGCGCAGCTGTCCGCGTCCGTCGCGCTCACCGAACAGTGGTCGTGCACAGTCGTCCCCGACCAGTCGATCGAGCCGGGGGACACCGCGCGCCTCCGCTACCGTGGCCGCATGGCTGATCAGGTGCTGGACACCGTGACGTATCCGCTGGGACCCAAGTCGCCGATGCTCCTCGGGAGCCGGGGCACCGTCCAGATAGAGACCGTGGGGGCGTAATGGAAGTGACACCGGCACGGGGGTACCCGTTCCCCGAGTGCGACCCGCCGTTGACCAAGGACGCGTCGGACATCGCACAGATGCAGGGGCTGGCCGCCGCCATAGATTCTGACGTCCAATCCGTCTACAACCGGGCGGCCGACGTCGTGGTCCGTCCCGACGCGGCGCGCATGTCCATGACGGCCGCCGTGGCGGACACCGCGGGGCCGGTGACGCTGTTCCCGTTCTTCAACGCCCGGTCGTTCGACACCACGGGCACCAACGCCATGACGCCCGTGACGGAGGGCGTGATGCGCCTCCCCGAGCCGGGGTGGTACTCCATCGGCGCCTACGCCGAACTGGTCTCCACCACGTATCTAGGGGTACGCCTCGCGTTCTACCGTGACGGAGTCCAGGCAACGTCATTCAGCACGCAGGCGGAGAGCGTCGCCGGCGGGGCGCAGATAGCCCACCTCTCGGGGGAGCTGTTCGTCCCCACGGGCGGAGACGTGCTGAACATCGGGGTCGTGATCGGCGCGTCCGGCGCCAGCTACACCTACTCGTGCCGGCTGTGGGCGGTCCAGGTGGCGCAGCTGTGAACACCTCCGCCGTGAACCTCGCCGCGCAGGGCGGCCCGTGGGCACAGATACGCACCGGCACCGTGGTGGAGGCGTCCGGCACGTCCGTCACAGTCCTGGTGGGGAGCGCCGTCTTTACCGCGTCGATTGTCATTCCGTTCGGGGTCCCGGACCCGTCGGCCGCCGTGCCCCCGGCGGGGACGCTCGTGGCTGTCGGCCGCCAGGACTCCTCCTGGACGGTGTTCGGTGCCGTACTCGGGGCCTCCGGGAACTTGATCGTCAACGGGTCGTTCGAGAACTCCGCGACGGGCGTCGCCCCCTCCAGCTGGACCCTGTACGACGTGTCGGGTACGTCCGTCGCCATCGTGGAACGGCCCCCGTTCGTGGTGGTCGGGGAGAGCACGGCGGCCGTGAGCCCGGTGTCCGCCACCGCCGTGAGTCTGCTCTACTCCTCCCCGGTGGACGTCGTGGCCGGGGAGCGGTACCAGCTGTCGGCATTCGTCGGCGCCGAGTACGAGGAAGGCGTGGCGCAGGACGCCGACGCCGCAGTCCTGGCGCTCTGGTTCGACGACGCCAGCACCCTCTACCCCACGACGACCGACCCGGACACCACGGTGGCGACGGCCACCGACGTCATCCCGGTGCCGCCGTGGACGCCCGTCTCCGGGACCGTGACGGCCCCCGTGTCGGGCGTACTGCGCCTCGCCCTGCGATCGTCCCTGGCCGCAGGGCAGGCGTTCTTCTGGGATTTCGCCACCGTGAGGAGATTCGGATAATGCCGAGCGCCACCCCGAACCGGGGCTACCCGTACCCGCTGTACCAGGCGGCCACGAAAGACTTTCCGGCGGCCAGCTCCGCGCTCGCCACCGCGGTGGACTCCGACGTCGGCGCCCTCCAGTCCTACATTGAAGGTGCGTACCGGCGGCCGAGCGCGCGTATCGCCACCGCGGCCGGCCAGTCCATTCCCGCGTCCACCACCACGGCGATCACGTGGGTCGGAGGGACGACGGACTACGCGTACGGCATCACCCCGAACCTCGTGGCCGGCGGCGGACTCACGCTCACGCAAGCCGGGATCTACCTGATCTCGGCGTACGTGACCCTGACGGCGCCGGGGTCCGGCCTGACATTCGGGATGTCCCTCTATCTGAACTCCAGCAAGACGGCCATCCCGTCTGTCTCGAGAGTCAGTGTCCGCGCGCACCCGACGCAGGACACATGGTTGTCCGTCTCCGGCCTCCACTACAACGACGGCGTGGGGAACGACAACATCTCCCTGACGGTGTGGCAGAACAGTGCGGGCGCCCGGACCATGGGGTTCAAACAGATGTCCGCCAC